AGATATTGCTTTAAGGATATCTGATTATGCAAAAAAATATACAGATGATTTTCCAGAATATGGGAATAATGAACAAGAATTTACTGTTCATACATACAACGAAATAAAGGCTAGAGATCCAGAACTGTTGGATATAATGCAAGAGTATGCAATTAAAGTTTATAATTTTGTAAAAGAAAATTACGATGGCCCATTTCAAGATTTCCTTCATGAAAAAACACATATAGCAAAATTTGTTGCTGGAAAAGGAATGCACGAACATTTTGATTCTAACAGACCAAATGACATAGCAACCTTAGTTTACTTAAATGATGACTATGTCGGAGGAGATATTTATTTTCCAAAATATAACATATCCTATAAGCCAAAGCCAGGAGATCTTCTTTGTTTTCCAGACAATCCAGACTATGTTCATGGAGTAAAGGTTATAGATTTAGGAACAAGATATACTGCTCCTAGATGGTTTACACGCATCGTATGATAAAATAGACCCATAATGTCTAGTCCGTCAAATCTATATGCTGAAAAAATATTTGCTGAACATCCACAAAGACTTTGGGCTTTGGATGATAAAGTAGATTATGTATCAATTATTAATAACTCGCACAGAGATTTTTCATCATGGGAGATAATTAATGGGTCTTCTGTTTCTACAACAGAATTTTTAGACACACCATTTCCAGAAAGCATAGTTAATAAGATAACTCCAGAAAGTTTAGAAGGAGAAACATTTTCGGTAACTTTAGAAAGTCCAGATATTATTAATGTTGATGATATTAATCAAACATTAAAAACATTTTCTATAGGTTCTTATTTTTATACTCAAAGCCCATATGTTTTGGGTGTGGAGTTAGGTTATAGATATTATGACTCAGTTTTAAGTTCTTATGTTGATGTGTTAAGACCCTACGATGTTGCAATCAGAGAAAGATGGATCTTTTTATCAGAAACTTTTAGTCCAGACTTTGATAATTCTCAAATAAAAATTATAATTAAATTTAATTTTTTATTTGCAACTAATGACGTAAACGATTATTTAGTTTATTCAAATGGTTTAACATTTGGACAATGGTCTGAAGAATTTCATTCTCATTCATTAGGCATAACAACATCTAGTTTGCCGTCAACTATTTCCTTAGAGTCTTCACAGGTTATCCCAGCAGATGCTTACGGATTAACCGAAGACTGTGGATATTATTTTTCTAAAGATAATGCTTTAGTTGCAAAAAATTCTGGCGTACCAATGGTTTTTGGTTCACAAAGTATTACAAAAATATATAACAATGACAATATGCCATCTTTAATTATTCCATCTTTAGGTATGCTTTCTGATTCTGGTAAGCATCAAGATTATACTTTAGAATTTTGGCTAAGAACTAATAATGCATCAACAGAACAAAAAAGAATTATAGGTCCAATCGCATCTCAAGACGGTATATATTTGCATGGACCATTTTTATTATTAAAAATAGATGATAAATACGGGTCTTATTATGTTGGTAAATGGGAAAGACCAATGCTTATGCATCTTAGATATACAAATAATCAATTATCCCTATTATTAAATGGTGAAGAAATTATTACAATTACAATAAATTCTAACACAATATCCCTGCCTAGTGCATTTGATGAAAATAATAAAAGTCAAAATTGGATAGGATTTTATGCATATGAAAAAATAGAGCCAATAGAAATAGATTGTGTTGCTATATATCCATATGTAGTCCCATCTATTGTTGCCAAAAGAAGATTTGTGTTTGGCCAAGGAGTCCAGTACCCTCAAAATCTAAATTCAATATATGGCGGAGATTCTGTTTTGTTTGATTATTCTTTTGCAGACTATACTAAAAACTATAATTATCCAGATTTAGGATCGTGGAGTCAGGCATCAATAGATAATCTAATTATTGAAGATAATATGCTTACAATTCCAAATACTTTTATACCACAAATATTTACAAATAATTTTAATAAAAAAGAACAAGATATGTTTAATGACCAAAATTTATTGTCTGAAAATTTATATCTTTCTTTAAGGCCAAACAACTCTTGGAATTTAGTTAACTCATATATATACTTTGATAATTTTTCTTTATATAATCAAATAACAAAAGCAGTTTATGGGTTATTTGAAGTTCCAACCTCTTTTACTGGAACACAGGTTTTGATGAGAATTGAAGACAATAATTCTAATTATTTTTCTATAGAATGTGTTAATGATAAAATTAAATATATATTAAAATATAATAGTGTTATAAAAGATATATATGAGTGTTCTAGAGTAAATGCACTATCTTCAACCAATTTAGATGACGGAGAACCTGGAGAAACTGAAAACATTATTTTTGCTGTAGGACTTGAATTAGATAAATTTAGCAACCATTTTGGAGACAATATAATATCATTTTTTACTAATCAGTCCACATTAAAGTTATATGTTGGAGGAACAAAAGAATTTGAAAAAACTTTTACTGGAAAAATTTATAAAGTTGGAATTTGTTCTGAAAAGAATTTATTAGACATTGATAACTTATTTAATGAAATAGGTGTTCCAGTAGACTATGAAAATATATTTGACTTATACGAACCAGGCATAGACTTTGACGGCGGATTATATAATCAAGATAATATAGGATGGAGTGATTCTATAGGAGAAACAAATCAACTATTATATGAAGATGAAAATGATATAACAATTCCAATACTTGAAAACTATAGTTATTCTCCATCATTGCCAGACTTAAGACTTTTAAAAGATCATACCCCTAGCGTGGGCATAATTCCTAAAAAATATTTTAATAAATTTTATTTAGATGCAACTGTATCTGGGTCATGGAAAGATTATGTTCCATTGTCTTACTTTGGTCAAAACGTTGTAGATGAATATGGCAATCAAGTTTTTGAATTAGACTTTATTCAGTTTAATGTAAATTATCCAGCATCTGTTAAGTTTAAAGAAAGTGAAACAATAGATCCAAATGGATGGCCTTATTCAGAGTTATCTGCAGAATATTCTTTCCCACAGCAAAGGTCGTATGCTTCCTTAGACAATTTCTTATATACTGGGTATTTAAATTATGAAGATTTACAACAAAAATCAATTAAGAAATATACATATGATACTTCAAATGAAATTGTTAAAACATATATTACATTTGAATATTTAGAAGAAGGTGCAAATGCTGAAGAATCATTTTTTATAAGAAAAGAAGATGTTCCAAAAAATGGCGTAATTGAGCCAGGCAGCAATTGGATAAATACAAAGTATGAGGTTGTAGATAATGTTATTATTTATCCACCTAGCGGAGTTAATTTTAATGATTTAGCAATAGTGTTACATATAGAGGTTGACATAAATGGAATTAGATATAGTCCACTAAAAATTAAAAATTTACAGTTAGCATCACAGGCATTTAACTATAATGGAGCAAACAGCGTTGGGACAAGATTCGGGGTTCCAGTTTATCCTTATAAATCTACAGGTTATTATTTTGATTACAAAACTAAAAATCCTTTTTCTATATATAAAGGTTCATCCCCATATTTATATTTGACAAGGGATTCTGGTTTAGAAATAAGAGGAAGTTATGATCCATTAATTAATCGTGGCGTTGCTTTATCAATCAATCCATCCAAAATACAAACATATGAGATTATGGCAATGCAAAGTTTAATAAGGTTTAATTCTGACTTTTTCCCTTATGCTCCAACACAAATAATGCAAATAAATGCAAAAAATAAAATTATCAAATTGTATATGGTTGCAAATCATCCATCTGGCAAAAGAGCAAAGATATATGCTATTGATGGAAATACTGGTGGACTATACAATGCAATATCTTTTTATTTAAATGGAAAAATTGTTAAAGAACCAGTAGTTAATATAAATGAATGGTCTTTACTTGGTATAGGATTTTCAGACATTTTAAATTTTAAATCCTATACTGGATCTATAATGATTAATGGTCCAATTATATTTAATGCTTTATCGTATTATCAAACAACTAACTTACAAGAAGTTAAGAATGTTACAAAAAGACCTTGGGCTAGAGTTAGATTTTCTGCAGATGGCATATATGAGTGGGAATATTGGAATGATTTTTATATGTGGGACGGTGTTTTAGTTCAGTCATCTAGCAGTTATTATGGTGTTGATCCTGAAGATTTATATAAATCATATACTGGCACCAATAAAATTATAATAGAAGATGACAGTGTTTTTGGTATTCAAGGTTACGAATACTCCATATTTAAAGACATAACCTGGCAATCACAAATATCAAACGCAGTATAATATGGTATACTGGTGGTTATGAAAGACAAAAATCAACTCCCTTTTGGTAAAAACGGTAAGCCACGCATGCCTGGTCAGATAGGCGAAACAAAAGTAACTCTAATTGATAAAAAATATGACTGGGGTCTTTATGTGTGGAAGAGGTCAAACGGCAGATGGTTTACTGATGGAAGTGGAAATATTTTAAATATACCTTCAATGAAAGGTGACATTTCTAAAATAGCAGAATTAAAAAAGGCTGCAGCATATTACGGAGAGCCAGAGGGCGAGGCTATATTCTTTCCAGGATTAAACCGTGTTACTGATGAGGAATATTCTGAGCAAAAGCAAAGAATGCTTGAGGGATGGATACCTAATTTAAATGATATGGGTTCTGTATATGATGCACAGCAAACAATTAAAAAATATGGAGCGCAAGACTAATGAGCGATAAAGAATTTTTTATTAATGCAAGAATAGATAATCCAACAGATATACTTCAACAATTTAAAGAAGAAGATCCCTTTAATAAGTCTTGGAATGAATTAAAAAATTTAATTGGTTTAGATAATAATTTTAAACGTAGAGCAGGCAGGCTTGCAGAGAAAGCAGTTGCTCCAGAGAATATGACGGGGTATCTCAACAATGCCAAGGCACAGCCAACAGGTATAGACGGAGCACAATCAAAAGAGATCAATCCTGGATCTGTATATCGAAATGCTTACGGTTTATTTGATGTCATTACACCACCATGGAACCTTTATGAATTAGCAAATTATT